CCCCGCCACCACCGCCGCCGAAGGCGCCACCCAGGCCCCCGTCGCCGCCTGGGCCGGGACGCTCTGGGCCGCCCCCGGCCAGTCCCCGTCCGTGAAGTCGTCGGACTCGTTCAACTCCAGGCTCAGGGACTGGTTGCCGTGGCCGACAACCCGAACGGCGGCCATGAGGATCTCGAACCGATCCGAGGCGGCCCCCGCCGCCCAGTCCCCCGTGAAGCTGGCCAGATGGAGGCCGCCCCCGGAGAATGCCGCCTGATCCTGGGGGTGGGTCTCCAGCTCCACCGATGGGGGGACGCCGGCCTGAACCCGCGCAAAGTGGCCCACGGCCCCACCCTGGGCCAGGAGGCCATACGTCAAATCGACGCCGGCGCTAGGGATATCCAGCTGGGCCCGGACAACGAAGGTCCCCACCCCCGAGGTCCAATGCGCGTCCGCCGGCTCCCCCACCGGGCTGGTGGCCACAACGATCTCTCCCCCGCCCGTTCCCACCGTGGTGGATACCGTCGCCGCCGCTCCCGTTGTCAGGAGTAGGGCGTGCTCGAAAGCCGGGTTCGCCGCTCCCGTGTGCGTGTTCGATGTGAGGTTCGTGTCGGAGTGGTAATAGGTCCGCGTATGTCGGAGGGGGATATATCGCCCCCGTCGCCGCTGGGAGACCAGGCGCCCACCTGGGCCCACTTCGTCCGGCGCCAGGTGGTCCGCCCACTCCCGCCAGCTCCGGGCCTCCCGCGCGTCCCTGTGGGCCCTTGCTTCCGGGTTGTCCGGTTGCCTGGGGTTGCCAACCCAGATCCCGTGCTTTGTATCGGCATCCTCTGGAAGCTGGAGATCCGCCCAGTCCGCCAGCTCCACCACCTTGGTCCGCCCGTCCCTGGCGTAGGCCTGGGCCAGCTCCGGATAAATGCCGGACTCGGCATAGATCGTGTGTCTCGTGATCGGCGCGATGGCCCCGCCGAGGTCCCCCCGGGGCCTCATGGCAAAATAGGAGGCCGAGCGCGCCCACCGCCGCCCCTGGGCCCAGTCCCTGGGATCGTCATTCCAGGCCGTGATCTGGGTCAGGGCCTCCCCATCGGGCACCCCAGCCGCGTCATAAAGCGGATCCGATCCGGCCTGATACGTCGTGTGCGTGACCGCGACGTGGTCGTAGCCGCTCCAAACGTCCTCCCGGGCCTGGATGGCGTAGACGTACCCCGGGGCCGTTCCGAGCCGGGTATCGGGGCCCGGAGCTGGGCGCTTCGGGGCCCCAGCCCAGGCGGCGCTCTCCAGCTCCTCCCAGCCCGCCGGGGCCGAGCTGGCCCACTGAACCAGGAGGCGCATGGGCTACTCCATTAGGTTGGGATCCCCAGGAGGGCCCGCGCGGCATTCTCCTCCTGGGACGTGATGCCCTTCGCGCTGGGCCAGCTCACCGGCCCACAACAGGCCACCGCCTCCACCAGGGCGGAGTCCACGGGTTCGGATTTGATGTTCCCCACCGGGGGAACCACCTTCCGCGATACGCCCTTGCCCTGGCCGGATCGCGTACAGCCCTGGACACACAGCCGCGTCTCCGCGCCAACCACCGCCTCCCACGCGGTATAGACGTCGTGACCGCTTATCTCGTTGATTACGGGGTTTCCGGCTGGCTGTTCGCGGACAACCGCCAGCATTACCACGGGATACTGGGTCTCCACGTCGTGGAACGATCCGGATGAGACATGCCAGGCCAGGACCTTCAGGGCGTCCCCGTTGTCCGTGTCTCGAAAGCAGACTCTCAGCTCGTGATGGGACACCGGCGCCTCCGTTAGTCGGACAGATACACAACACCGGCCGCGTCCCAGACCACCGTGTAGTCCCCACCGTTGGGAACCGGGGGGGCCGTGAGCTGGCAATAGGCCAGGACCTGGCGTGCGGCATCACTGGCCGGCGCTGCGTTGTAGACAATGGCAGCGAAGGGCTGACCGGCCGCCAGAGCGAGGGTGGCGAAGGTGACGTCGTTCATATCGTATTCCACGCGGTTGGAGGCGTCATTCTCCGTGATCGCCCGCCCCCCGACGCCCGTTTGCCTGGCGTAACCGCCCCCGGATAGCTCGTTGGTGACGTCCGACACGAAGTTGTGGTCCGCGTCGTAGGCGTATGTTGATGTCACCAGGAGGACGCCGATATTCGCCGCCCCGTCAGCCCATCCGCCGCTCCCGAGGGTTCCATCTGTGAGCACCAACTTTCCGCGGTTGTATACGTTCGCCATGTGGGGGGCCTCCGTGCGAACGATACCACGGCGGGAGAGATCGGGCACCTGTTCCCACTGTACCCACCTGTTCCCACCGCGGTGGGTACAGGAAAGGCAAGGAGCCCAGCCCATAATGGCGAAGTGTTCCCACGTACCCACCTGGAGGGGGCGAACCTGTATGGGAGGAGCCCTGATTGTTTTTCTTTCTCCGATATTCCAGGGGGGAGCGTTAATTCAATATCAGGGCCCCCCTGTGTAGAGTCCCCTGTTTTTGGTGGGTACAGTGGGAACAGTAAAGATCTATCTATCTATAGAGAGGGAGATAGGTGTATTTTCGGCTGTACCCACCTGTCTCCTGGAGGTGGGTACAGGGTGGGTACAGGTGGGAACAGCCCCCACGCGCTAAACTGGGCTCATGGATAAAAAGCTGCCAAACGGCCGATATACTCCCGAGTTCCGGGACCACGTTGTTGAATGGACCCAGGCGCAACCCGGGCGGGGGCCCACTGATGCGATGCGCCACTTCGGGGTGGGGGAGCGATCCGTCCGGCGTTGGATGCACGTGGCGGGGGTGGGGCCTCTGGCGGAGACTTTCTCGCCAGATACCACGCCGCCGCCGCCGCCCCGCCGCCGCTCACGCGCCAAGTCAGGAGGCCCGCCTGGTGGGCGCTATCGGGCCCCAGTGGAGGACCTGGGCCTGGAGGACAAGGAGCGCGCCCTCCGCTCCGTTCGGAGCATCGCCGAGATCGTGGACATCGGAACAAGCGTCATGCTGGAGCGTATCCAGCGGGCCAGGGCGCTGTGGGATCAGGCCGGGGCCGCCGCCGAGCTGGACGACGCCCGAATGATGGCCGCCTTGCTGTCCTTGTCCAAGGACGACGCCCAGGCGATGCTCCACCTAACCAGGACCCAGGGCCTGATGATCGACAACCACCCGGGGATCCTGAAGCTGGCCGGGGTGAAGGATCAGGCCGAAACCAACGATCAGAAGCTGGCCCAGATAGCCCAGGCGATGGGGATCAAGGTCCCCGGGTCCAGCGGGTCAGATTCTGGCGGCCCAGCCGGATAGTATCCGGCAAATCGGAGGAACGATGGCGAGAAGGCGCTTCACGTTGCCCGCGGATACGCGGGAGGAGCTGATGGTCAAGGCGGATGAGCTGGCCGCCAAGCTGGTGGAACACGGGGGCCTGGATCGAGAGGACGCCACCGAGGTGGTGGGGCTCGTGATGGGGGAGGCCGCCGAGCTGGCCCTGGAGCTGGCCGGGGTTCCGGATCCCGCCGCGGATGCCATCGGGGCGGTGGTTGCGGCCAAGGCGGAGGGCCTGGCGGCCAAGCTGGCGGACTTGCTGGCCCCCGACCTGGAGGCCATCATTGCCCGCGCTGGGGAGGCGTTAGTCGCGGGAAAGGCGAAGCGGGCCCGCCGCCTGTTTGCCAGGGCCGAGCGGATCCTGGAGCGCCGCGGTTCGTGGGTGGAGGCCGAATGAGCGCCGCCGAGCTGGCCGCCGCCCTGGTGGCCTTCAGGAAGCTGGCCGAAGCGGCATCGGCGGCCGGAAGCCACGCCGCCGCCGCCGAGCTGGCCCGGAGCGCCGCCGCCCTGGGGGCAAACCTCGTTCGCCTGGAGCTGGAGGACCAGTCCCTGGTGGCCGCCGAGCTGGAGGCCCGCCTGGAGCACCTGGAGCGCCTGGTACGCTAGGGCCAAACAAGGAGACACACATGGCATCCGACCCGACCGTGACCGTGGGGACCCGCCTGGCCCACCGGAAAGCCCCGACCCCCGAGCACCTGGCCATCGCCACCGATCAGATGCTCCGCGCCCAAGGCGCCCTGGACGGGGGTGGGACCGCCCGCGTGGTGCTGGAGGGGGACAAGATAACCAAGGCCTGGATCGCCAAGCTGGTGAAGGGCCTGGTCGCCCCCGACGGCTACAAGCTGACGCCCCAGGCCGATGGCTTCCTGGTGGAGCCCGCGTGAGGTCGTGGAGCGACGAGGCCGCCGAGCTGGCCGCCTGGTTGGAGGAGGAGGGCCTGGAGGACGAGGCCCGGATGGTCCGCCTCCTGGCCGCCCAGGCCCCCAAGGCCGCGCGCCCCCGGCCGGTGGAGCCCTTCGCCGCCGCCGCCGAGCTGCTACAGGAGGCCGCCCGGGTCCTGGGGGAGGCGCCAGAGGCCCAGAGCTGTGGCCACCTGGCGCGGGCCTGTCGACTTCGGGCCACCACCGCCCGCGCCACCGTGGTGGTGGATGTGGGCTCACCGCCGCCGCCCCGCTTCACGTGCCGACAAGATCAGGTGACTGGGGCCATGACCCTGATCGATCGCTTGACGGGTGAGCGCCGCGTGGTGGCGCTTCAGGACCTGGCCAGGGCCGGGAGCGCCGAGGCGGCCTGGCGGACAACGCCTGACCACCCCACGCGATAGGTTGGGGCCATGTGGATTATGACCCGATACGGGTTTTTCAGCGTTGTGGCCCTACCCGGTGGCGGTGGCGTCGTGATGGTTCGGGCCCGGGACCGGACCCACCTGGAGGCGCTTCAGGCGCGGGCCCAGTCCAACCATGAGATCCTCGATCAGCCCCGGTCCGACTATCGCTGGCGGATCCTGATGCCCGCCCCCGCGTGGGCGGATCTCCTTCGGGAGCTGGCGGAGGAGGTGGAGTGGTCCAACTTCAAGGATGAGGCCGACCGCTACGGGGTTCTGGATGGCGCGTGGTTGGGGGCCTTGCATCGCGTCTGGGGCCTACTTTATCGCCTACAGGCCCCCGCCCCCCTGGCCGATTTGTGGAGGCCCTGGTGAGCGTCGCCAAGCTGTATCGGGCGGAGGCGCTGGCCCTCCTGGAGTCCCTGGCGGATGGATCGGTGGCGTGCGTTCTAACGGACCCGCCCTACAGCTCCGGCGGGTTTACCGAGGCGGGGAAGGCCGGGGCCACCACCGGCGGGATCGGCGTTCGCTCGAACGATGCCAAGATCGTGGGGGATAATATGAGCGCCCTCGGATATGGGCGCCTGATGCGCCTTATGGCGGTGGAGTCCTGGCGCGTCCTGGCCCCTGGGGGGTGGCTCCTGGTGTTCTGTGACTGGCGGATGGTGAGCCACCTTCAGCCCGCCCTGGAGTCCGGAGGCCTCCGGACTCGATCCATAGTGGTATGGGCCAAGCCCACGCCGGGCCTGGGCGTGGGCTTCCGCTCCCAGACCGAGATGATCATTGCAATGGCGAAGGGAAAGCCCAACACCTACTCCTCGAAACACGGAAACGTCCTCCGATCGAAGCGGACCGGGAACACGCATCACCCCACGGAGAAGCCCCTGGGCCTCCTGGGGAAGCTGCTGGAGGTGACCACCAAGCCGGGCGATCTGGTGGTGGATCCCTTTATGGGCTCCGGGTCCACCGGGGTGGCCGCCTGTGGGATGCGCCGAGACTTCGTGGGCGGAGATATCGACCCCGCCTTTCTCGAAACAGCCCACCGCCGCCTGGCCGGGGTGGCCGAGGTCTCCGCCCCCCAGAGCGCCGCGCGGCCACAGCCCCATCTCTTCAGCTCCCTGGGCCCGGGGTGACCCCCGATCAGGAGCGCCTGGCCACCGTGGTGGCCGAGCTGGAGCCGGAGGACTTCCTGGCCCGCCTGGAGGGCCTTCCGGACTGGGAGGCCCAGAGGTGCGCGTTGTGGTTGCGGTTCCGGTTCCGGGTGGATGAGTTTTGCCGCTATTGCTGGCCGGAGCGGTTCGGACTCCCCTTCAATAGGTTCCACCACAGCATCCTGGGCCGCTCCGCCGACCCGTCCTGGCGCTATCGGGTGACAACCACCAGGGACGCGGTGGCGGCGCCACGCGGCTATGCAAAGTCGACGCTATCCTGTTTTGCCCAGGTGATTCACGCGATCGTCTACGACCTGGAAGCGGTGATCGTGATCTTGTCAGCTGGCCAGCGCCTGGCCCTGGCCCACGTGAAGGACATAAAGGGCGCCGTGGAGGACCAGGAGAGCCCGCTGTGGGCCATTTATGGCCCCTTCGCCACGGACGGCCCAGTGTCGGAGTATCTGGTGGCCCCCGCCGGCCACCAGGCCGCCGCCATCCTCCCGGGATCGTTCGGATCGGACGTCCGCGGCTGGAAACATCCGAAGCGGGGGATCCGGCCCGGCCTGGTGGTGGTGGATGATGGTGAGAAGAAAGATCGGGTCCGGAGCGCCGATCAGAGGCGCCTGTGGTGGGACTTCCTGACGAAAGACGTGATGAAGCTGGGGCCACGTGAGGGCGGGATGCGCCTGTGGGTCCGGGGGACCGTCCTTCACGTCGACAGCATGCTGTCCAGGTGCCTGGGGCATCCTGGGTTCCGATCGGAGCGGTGGGCCGCGATCGTGAGCTGGCCGGACCATCCGGAGCTGTGGGCGGACTGTGGGCGCCTGTGGTGCAACCTGGCCGATCCCGATCGAGAGGAGACGGCCCTGGCGTTCTATCAGGCCAACCGGGATCGCATGGATGCGGGGGTGGAGGTGCTGGACCCGGAGGCCGAGGGGATTTATCAGCTCTACACCCAAATATGGGGCGAAGGCCTGGCGGCGTTCCTTCAGGAGAAGCAAAACGACCCCCGGGACCCAGAGGCCCAGGTTTTTGTCGCCGAGCGCTTCTCACGTTGCCGGCTGGACGCCGGGGCCGTGGTGGCGGCCGATGGGCGCCGGGTTGCCCTGGCCGATTTGCGGCGCCGGTTTATTCGCTGGGATCCAGCCCTGGGGGATGCGGCTGGCGACTTCGCGTGTATCGCCGTGGGTCTACGCGATAGCTACGGATATACCTATATCGTAGAGGTCTGGCTCCGGAAGGCCAAGCCCTCCGCCCAGCTGGCCGCCATGTGGGCCCTGGCCGAGCGCTGGGGGGTTCGGAAGGTCTCACTCGAATCCAACGGATTCCAGGCCCTTCTGGGGGAGACCTTCCGCCGGGAGAAGGAGGAACGCCGCCAGAAGGGCCAATTCTGGCGCGTGGAATGCCTCGAACAACCCAGCACCACGAACAAGGAGGAGCGGATCGCCGCCCTGGAGCCGGATGTCCACAACGGGTGGATCCAGTTCGCGGAAAACTGCCCTCAAGAGCTGTTCTCACAGTTCGGACACTTCCCAGGCGGCGCCAATGATGACGGCCCGGACGCCGTGGAGGGATGCCACAAGGGGCTAGGGGGAAAGCCGATCCGAATGGCAAATCGGCCAGGAGGCCGCATACAATGAGCATCATGGATAACCCCTGGCGCCAGCCCTGTCCGACCTGTGGCCGCCCCGCGTGCGACTGGCACACGGCCCGGGGCCGCTGTGATGGGCGGCCCCTCCCCTTCCACCTGGACGCCCCCGACCAGATCCCACCCACGGCCCCCGCCCGGCTCGGATGCCTTGGTCGGATACTCGGCGCGATCGGCGCGATCGGGGGCCGTGGTGGGGTGTAAACACGCCGGAGCCGCGGAACGCCCCCTCTGTGGGCGCTGGAGCGATGGTGACGCGATGGACAACGTGTTCCCCGATTGCGAGCCCTGCCAAATGGTTGAGGCCTGGAGGGCTGGTACCCCGATCGTTCAGATCGCCCGGGATCACAGCTGTCCGCCGGCCTTGGTGATGGACATTCTCCGGAGCTGTCCGACCTGGCCCCCCCGGGGTAAACTGGCGCCGGGGGCCTGATGCCCAATGAGATCGAGCGGAGGAGATGACAATGGCCAAGATCCGCAACCTCCGCCGGCGCCACCCAGAGTATGATCGGGAGCGCCTGGCCCTAACCGAGGCCCTCTACGCTGGCGGCCGGGAGTGGAGAAAGAGGATCGATCAGGTCCTACCCCAGAACCACAAGGAGCCCTCGGACGTATGGCGGGACCGGAAGGCCCAGGCCGCATACTTCAACCATATGGGGGGGCTTATAAATCTGGTGGTAGGCCACCTATTCTCCGAGCCCAGCGCGATGGAGGGCGGGGGGACCTACTGGGACCAGCTCCGGGCTAACTGTGACGGCCACGGGACGGCCTGGGACGACTGGTGGGCGGGAGTACTTCTCGACGCGCTTCTGAATAGGCGATCCTTCGCCTATGTGAACATTCCGGCCAAGGCCGGGGAGGCGGAGGGCGCGGACAACCTGGCGGCCCAGATCAAAGGGGGCCAGCTGGACGCCTTCCTGGTGTCGATCTCTGGGGCGGATGTGATCGACTGGGCCGAAGACCCGCGGGGGAATCTCCTGTGGATGGTCACCGAGACCAAGGACTGGCAAAGAAAGGCGCCAGACCAGCCGAGCATCTGTGTATGGCGGTGGACGTTCTATAGCGCCGATCGGATCCAGGCCTGGGAGTGGTACGATCCCCAGGGGAAGCAAAGAACGCCCCCAGAGGGCGGAGAGGCCCCCGAGCTGTTCAATGTGGCCCACGGGTATGGCGTGGCCCCCGTCGTTCGCCTGGAGCTGCCCGTGGGCCTGTGGATGGGCGACAAGCTACACGACCCCGCCCTCCACTTGTGCCGCCGGGAGAATGATCTGGACTGGGCGCTCTACAAGGCCGCCCACGCGCTTCTCTTTATCAAGTCCCAGTGGGGAGATGACGCCACCCCCACCCTGGGGCCGGGCTACTATCTGCCCCTGGATTCCGACGCGGAGATCGGCTACGCGGAGCCTTCCGGGCGCAATTTTGAGATCCTCCGCCAGCGAGTGAAGGACCTTCGGGAGGAGCTGTATCGAGTGGTCCAGGCGATGGCCCAGGGCCTGGACTCCAGCGCCTCCCGATCCGCCCAGTCCGCGGAGTCCAAGGGAATGGACTGGAGGGCTTCGGAGATCCTCCTGTCAGCCTTCGCCAGTCTGACCCTGGACGCGATGGCGAAGGCCGCCGCCATCGCGGGAGGCCTTCGCCAGGAGAAGCCCCCCACCTTCTCCGGCCTGAACACCGGGGAGGAGGAGGATCTGGACGCGTTCCTGGAGCGCGCCGCCGCCAGCATTGACGCCAGGGAGCTGTCCCCCACCTTCCGGAAGGTGGTGGCCCGCCGAGAGGCCCAGCGCCTTCTGGCGGACGAAGTGGAGCCGGAACAGCTCCAGATCATTCTGAATGAGATCGACGCGGCCGTGGTGGAGCCCGCCGGGGTATTCCAACCGACACCAGGCCTCGACGATCCGGACGACGCGGGGGCCTAGCGTGCCCCGTATCGACCGCCTCCTGGATAAACACAGCCGCGATCTTGATCGATTGACGGACAAGGAGGCCAAGGCGTTCCTCCGGGCCTATCGTGATTCCGCCAAGGAGCTGACATCCAGCCTGGCCGCCGTCGGGGCCACGGCGGGCCAAGAGCAGCGGATGAGAATAATGCTCGCCCAGCTCCGATCCGGGATCCGCCAGCTGGAGAAGCGCCTGGGCGTCCAGCTGGACGTCTCCACCCAGGAGGCCCAGATCCAGAGCCTGTATAGCCTCCTGGGCACAATCCGGAAGGCGGAGCCGGAGCTGGGGGAGGTGGCCGGGCTGGTGGAGACCGGGGCCACTCGGCGCCTGGTCCGCCACCGGGGCCTCGCGCTTCATCGGCATAGTGTCGAAAGGTACGGCCGGGCCCTGATCGACGATCTACAGCGGGAGATCGTGGCGTCCACCCTGGCCAATGAAACGGTAGATCAGCTTGAGCGCCGCCTGAAGCGCCGCCTCCGGGCCCAGGAACACCGCGCCTGGCTGATCGCGCGGATGGAGCTATCCAGGGCCTACAATGACGCCCACCTGGAGGGGATCAAGGAGGCGGACGCCCAGCTCCCTGGCGGGATGGGAAAGCAAATCCACGAAACCGCGGACCGCCGTAACCACCCATTCAGCCGCGCGGCCCACGGAGTCACCGCCAAGGCGGACGAGGTGTTCAAGGTCCCCGTCGCCGCCGTGATCCAGGCCGGGGCCGCCCTGAACAAGCCGATCGGGGGGATTCTGTGGAAGCGCCGGGGGGCCAACTTCGTGGGATCCAATCTTCCGGCCCACTTCGGAGAGCGGGGGCGCGTTGTCCCCTGGCGGGAGGCCTGGGAGAAGCCGGACGACCTGGCGGACGACCTGGACGAGCTGCTGGCCGCGCCCCAGGAGGAGACCGGGTTCCCCTTCGCCATGAATGAGCTGGAAAGCCTGGGACGGAATGGCCTGGGCGGGATGCACAGCAAAGTGGAGCTGGCGGCCCCCGGGGGCTCCCGGTGGCTGTTCAAGCCCTACAGCCACCGCAAAATCGGCGGGGTGGATCAGTCCTTCCGGGCCTACGCGGACAAGGCCGCCGCCGACTTCGCCAAGGCCGTGGGCCAGCCCTACTCCGATACCTTCGTGGTGACCCTTCCGAAGGGCCACCCGGGGCTCCGGGCTATGGGAATGGATGGGCCCGTTACCGGCTCCATCCAGCGGATGAACACCAATGTCTCGGGGATATTCGGGGAGACCGCCCCCACGGCGCTATCTCGGAAACAGCTGAACCAGGCCCAGCGGGAACACGTTCTGGACTGGATGATCTCCAACCATGACGCCCACGGGGAAAATCTGCTATTCACCACGGATGTGGGCGTCCTGGGGATTGACAAGGGCCAGGCGTTCCGGTTTTTTGGCCGAGACTCGATCGGGATGGACTACAACCCCAACCCGGTGGACTCTTGGTACAATAAGACCTTTCGACGCTACGCCGCGGGAGAATATGGCCGGGATTATGCCATCCACGGGCCGAAGCGTAACCGCCAACTCGGCGCATTTATCAAGCGGATCGAAGACATGCCGGAGGAGGAGTTCCTGGCGATTTTCGAGCCCTACGTTACCGCCGCCGATCGGGCCGGGGTGAAGTGGAACGGGATGGACGCCGCCACCTTCCGCCAGAGCCTTCTGGAGCGCCGCCGGAACCTCCGGACCACCGTGGTGGATTTTTACGCGGACATCGAAGCGCGCCGCCTGGCCGCCCTCCCCCCGGAGGTATCAACCGTCACCAAGCTGGACAAGGCCTGGATCAAGGATGCGGCGGACGCCGGACTTCACGGAAGGGCCGCCCACCTTCGTCACCAGGACTTCCGATCCGGGGAGCTGCTGATCCACGGCCTGGATGGGAACGGGGCGATCGGAGAGGCCTACCTGACGGACAGGGGGAACGACGCCGTCCAGAGAGTCCTGGGCCGATCCGTCCCAGAGCGCATCCTGGCCGCCCCCGTCGATCCCTATGCGGACGACATGGCCAAGCTGATGAAGTCCCTGGTCGCCCATGTGGGCGACCCTAACCACTCCGCTTATGACGGGAAGATCCCCAGCCACACCAAGAACCTCTGGGATAGCCTGGTGATGAAGCTGTGGCAGGGATCAGAGCACGGGGACGCCGTTGCCGCCCACCACTGGGGTTACCTCCAGACCCACGTCCTGGGGCCATACAAGGTCGGTCACTTTGCGATGAAGGACGCGGACGAAGTGGCGGCCATGCTAAAGCCGCAGCTGGAGAAGGTCTGGACCACCCTGGCCTGGACGAAACCCTATCAACCAGCGAAGGTCCCCGACGTGGTGAAGGCCAAGGCCGCGCGCCAGCCCTTCACGATCCGCGAGATCCAGACCCGGGAGTGGGATGCGCGCATTCAGGCCGGGCGGATCAAGTTCGAGGGGGAGGCGGGGAGGAGCTACGGGGACGGCGGGACCACCTGGGAGATAGACTTCCACGATCGGCCGCTTCGGGTGCTCTATGCCCACAAGGAGGATCACAACCTCCGCTCCAAATCGGGCCGGCTCCGCCTGGTCTGGGAGAAGCCGATCGAACAACTGACGCCGGAAGACATCCAGGGCGGGATCGCGGCCCTGAAGGAGCTGGGCCTGGATTCAGAGCTGGCCGAGCTGGGGGACCTGGAGGCGCTCTATTTGCTGAAGGTCACCAGGATAGCGAAGCTGGACAAGGAGGACGCCTTCCGGGTGGCCCCCGGTACCGATTCCGCCAAGGTGGTCTCCCAGCTCCGGAAGGCCTGGTCGGACCACCTGGGCAAGGATGTCACCAAGCTAAAGGGATACAAGCCGCTCCCCAACTATCGCGCGGACATGGATGGGAAGGCCTGGGGGCGTCCCTGGTGGGAGCGCTTCGACATCACCGACGCGGACCTTCAGAAGGCAAACCTCAATGTCTTCCACGATACCGATTTTGGAGGGGGCAATACCGAGCGATTTATCGAGAATGCCACCAAGGGCCGGGCCCTGGGCCTGGTGTCAACGGAGGACAAGTTGCGGGTCGGGATTCCGTTGTCGGACGGGGGGTCCCCCACTGCCGACATGCGCAGCGGCGGAAGCCGCTACACCTACACAAGACTCCGCGCGGGCCGGGCCACCAAGAGGTCGAACCGGATCCACTTCGATAGGAGGGTCCTACTTGACGCGGACGCCATCACCTACGCCTCGGACAATTTTGGCGCGGATGATGAGGTGACCTTCCGCGACTACCACGCCGGCCAGAATGTGACCCGGATGGTCCAGGCCGCCCGACAATCCGGTAATGAGACCATCGTGAAACACTTCCTCGGACTCCATCGCGCAAAATGGATCGACGTGGCCACGGAGGCGTCCCGCGGCCGGATCCTGGAGCACCTACGCCAGGCCGGGATCACTAAGCTGGGGACCAAGGCCGTGGAGGATGTGGTCCGCGTGGTGGGCTACTGATGGAGGCCTTCTCCGAATGGGCCACCCGGATGGGGGGCTTCCAGCTCGATCTGGGGCGCGGCCTGGTGTTCTATCTGGGCCCCGGGGAGTGGCTGGTCCGGGATGGCTGGCTGGCTTGGTTGGGGGTGGGTCGATTCCACGCCCTGGAGATCACCAAGCCCCGCCAGATAGAAGGCGGAGAAGCCTGGCGGCTAGATGATGCCCGCGCTGAATATCTGGATAGCGAACGGCTCCGCCTGGCCGCGGATCGTGAGCGCCGCCGCCGGGAGCCCCTGGCCCTGGATGAGTTCCTGAATGTGATCCAGGGGGGCCCCTGATGGCCTCCTTCCGTTGGGTCTCCATCGCGGTCCGGGCGCCGGACGGCTGGCTGGACCTGGGCGTCCTGATGCGCCGTGGCCGGGAGTTGCGGTGGACCGTGGTGGATGATGTCCACCCAGAAGTCGCGGCCCACCTGGCGGAGATGGTGGAGCGGGCGAACGCGGACGGGACGGTGGACGATCTGTGGGAGTATCTCCTGGATCGCGGGATCGGGGGGCTGTCAAGCGTATCCGCCGCCCAGGCCTTGAGGGCGCCCACCTGGGCCGTGGCCCTTCGCCGCGCACTGGACGATCAGCCCCAACACGTATCCGGGGAGTAGCGCTCCACTTCTCTGGCGTTACAGGCCCGTTTTCTGGCTGTGCATAGCCCGCGCGTTTGCGCTAGACTTCCAAGCGTTACCCCTGGGGAGGCGGAGTAAGGATGCCACTGGACGACACGGACAAAACCTGGATCGCGGATCAAATCAAAACCGGACTCACCGAGGGCCTGAAGCCCCTGGGGGGCCGGCTGGAGAAGCTGGAGGGGGCCCCGCCCCCCGACGTGGACGCTATCGTGGCCAAGGCCCTGGAAGCCGCCAGGCCCCAGGCCAAGGAGGACGACGCCCCAGCCAATGGCGGAGACGGGGAGGCCCAGGCCCGCCTGGCCGCCCTGGAGGCCGAGCTGAAGGCCCAGAAGCGCGCGGCCAAAGATGCGGATGAGGCGCGGGCCCAGGAGAAAATGTTGGGAGCCCTTCGGACCCAGCTCCTGGCGGCCGGTGTTCCGCCCACCCGCGTGGATCACGCGATCGCGCACCTCCACCACGCCCAGGGCCGGATCGGCCTGTCAGATGATGGCCAGGCCGTGATCCGCTTCGATCGTGAGAGCGCCGGCGGGAAGTATCAGGACCACCTGGGCCTGGATGCCGGCCTGGCCGAGTGGCTGGACACGGATGACGGAAGGGCCTTCCTCCCCCCCGCCAGGGTGGCGGGCAAGGACGACCACAACAGCGGCCGCCAGCCCTTCATCACCAAGGGCCCCAGTGGCCAAACCCAGGTCAATACAAAGGGCCTGATCTCCAAAGTTCTGGACAGGGCCGCTCGCGGCTAAACCCCTTCAACCTCCCAGGAGCCCCTGATGGCCACCCTCTCACTTGCAGATATCAGTGACGCGCTTTCACAGCTGTTTCAGCCGCAAATCACCGATCAAATCAACACAACGGCCATCGGCCTGAACCTGATCCCGACCGTGGACGGCGGTGGGAAGAACGCCGCGTGGACGGCGAAGTTCACGGGCCGGACTGATGGGGCGGGGTTTGCTGAAGGCGCGGACATGACGGCCCCCGACTTCGATTCCGAGGTCCGGGAAGACGCGATCCTGACCTGGGCCCAGTATCGGAAGGGCGCCCAGCTTTCTGGGCTGGCCCAGGCCGCCGCCGCTTCCAACAACACTCCCGGGAGCCTGATGGATTCCGGGATGTCCGATCTGTTTGATGATGAGGTCTCGGACGCCAATGAGCGCCTGGCCCTGGGGATCGGACGCAACCTCTACAACGGAACCGGGGCCGCCGCCGATCCCATGATCGGCCTGGAGACCGCGGTGGACGCCACGGGCGTCTATGCGACCATCGACCCGGGCGTCCGCCCGGAGTGGGTGAGCACCGAGCAAACGATCCCGGCCGCCTCTCTCTCCTTCGCTACGCTCCGGGCCCTCCTGACGGACATCTACAAGGCCAGCGGGAAGAAGCCGGATCTCATGCTGACCGATCCGGATACCTTCGATGCGATCGGCCAGCTGTTCGGAGACAATAGGCGCTGGATGGATGAGGTGCTCCTGTCGGATGGCTCTGTGTCCGGCCGAAGGACGATCAAGCTCCGCGGCGGGTACGATGTGTTGGAGTTCGATGGGATCCCCGTGGCCAGGGACAACCTTTGCACGGCAAACACGATTTATGCCCTGAACACCGGGTATATCCAGATCCGCCAGCTCCCCGCGTACAAGTCGCCAATGACACAGGAGCGGTTCCTGTCGATCATGGAACAAATCACGGGCGAACGCCTCCCGGACCTGGCCCTGGGTGAGTTCCAGGCGGCCCCCGGAAGCCTGACCCCCTATGTGGAGATGCTGGGGAAGCTGGGCGATTCCGATCGCGCCCAGATCAAGACATACTGCCAGCTCTGTGTGAAGCGCCGGAACGCCCACGGAAAGCTGATCCTTACCTGATGGATCAGTGGCCGCCAGGAGCTGGACGCCCTGAACGGCTCCGCGGACAACCTGGCGGCCTCCTGGGGCCGCCAGGCCCCTCCGGATGGCTCCAGGGTAGGACAACGGGGAGGCGGCCCCGTGCGTGTCACTTTCTCGCGAGTATGTCCAGATGAGCGCTCTAACCGACACACAGAAGTCCCAGATCCGGCGCTGGTTGGGCGTTCCCGATGTATCGCGTCAGTATGATCTCCGGCTGGAGTCCAGCCTGGACGCGCTTTCTGTTTCGGGGTGCGATCTGGTGGTCTCCATCCTGACCGAGCTGGAGAGCATCGCCGCCCAGCTGAAGGAGGCCCGGGAGTGTCGCCTGAAGGTGGGGGCGGTGGAAGATATCGAGATCCGCGGCCCAGAGGAGATCCGGACCCTGTGGCGGGAGGGGAACCGCCTGGCGGTGGATCTTGGCGCCGTGCTTTACTTCCACCCGCGGAGGCGGCCATTCGGCACCAATCCCCCGGACTGGGTGGGCGGTGGTGGCCCGTCCTATGTGATGCACAGAGGATAAAATGGAACGAGACGAGATGCTGGCGGCCGTGAGATCCGCCAAGGCCACCGGGGACCACCCGGCCGCCTGGTTCAAGGGTTACACCAAGCTGGAAGACGCGGCCCTGGCCGAGCTGGTGGCCCGCGTGGCGCTCCAGGAGGCTCCTGGGGGCGCCGAGGTCACCCAGGACGCCCCAGCCCCCCCTGATGCCCCCCAGGACGCCCCAGGAGGCCCCAGGACGCCCCCAGAGGGCATCCCCACCACCCCCGGCGGCTATCCGGTCCGTGTTCAAGTGACCCAGGCGGCCGTGGT